TGCGGCGTCGAGCGCCTGCGCACCTCGACCCTACTTAAGCACATCAACGCCAAGCGATTCGACAGGGTGCCGGCGGAGTTGATGAAGTGGACGAGGGCTGGCGGCAAGGAGCTTCCGGGTCTGGTTCGCCGGCGGCGGGCCGAAGCAGCCATGTGGCGCGGCGTGCATGATGGTGAGGTTGACCACGATGAGGCCCGCTTGAAGCCGTCGCCTCCGCGCGAAAAGAAGATTACGCAGTCCAAGGAGGCCAACACCGCCGCCGCAGTGGTGACAGGTGGCGCGGCTGCGGTGGCGGCGGAGATCATCCCCATCGCGCGAGACGGCGCGCCGATCCTGTCCGCTCTGGCGGAGGCACTGGGCCGCCCGGCGGTTATCGGCCTCGTGGTCGCCATGGCCGCAGCCGTGGCTATCTGGTGGTGGCGCAAGCAGCGTCTGGAGGAGACGGGCTCATGATAGCGTGGCTGGTAACACCAGTCGGCCGGTGGCTCGCAGGCGTGTGGGCTGCCTTGGCGTTCGTCGGAGCCGTTTACTGGGCAGGCCGGCGCAAGGGCGTTGAGACGCTCCGTCAGGAGCAAGAAGCGGAACGGTCCCGGAGGATGTCCCATGCGATACAGGCTGATGACGATACTCGCCGCCGGATTGCTGCTGGCGGGCTGCGCGACAACGACGGGCACCGGCGCGACTGACGCCTGCGCGGTCTGGAAGCCGGTCTCTTGGTCGGTGAAGGACACGGACCAGACGATCCGGGAAGTCAAATCAAACAACGCCCGGCGCAAGGCGTGGTGCTCCGAGTAACAATCCTGTACAATGCCGCAGGATTTCTTGTGAGGTAGCCATGACTACCGGCCTGACATACGCAACATACAAGTCGCAGATCGCCACGATGGCAGTCGTGGAGGAGACCGATCCTGCGTTTACTACAATTTTGCCGCATATGATTACGTACGCGGAGAACAGGATCTATCGTGATCTTGATTTTCTCTTTACGTCTACTTCTGTGACCGGCTACTCGCTGACGGCAGGAAATCGCACCCTGACGATCCCGGAGGGCACGCTTGTTGTGTCCGAGCAGATCAACGTCCTGACGCCAGTGGGGCAGACGAACCCCGACAATGGCGTGACGACGAGGAACTCCTGCCTGCCGGCGACGAAAGAGTTTCTGGACATCGTGTACGGGTCCGGGGCCGTCGCAAATCGCGGGATGCCTCGCTATTTCGTCCCCTTCAACGACAACGTGTTTCTGTTCGGGCCGGTCCCGGATCAGGCTTACGGTGTCGAGATTGTCGGCACGTTTAGGCCGGCGAGCCTCTCTGCGAGCAACACAGAGACGTTTATCAGCCAGTACCTGCCCGATCTCTTCATCATGGCGAGCATGATCTACGTCTCGGCCTACCAGCGCAACTTTGGCCGGGCAAACGATGATCCGCAGATGGCGATTACGTACGAGAGCCAGTATCAGGCCCTTCTGAAGGGCGCATCCGTCGAGGAGGCGCGCAAGAAGTTCGAGGCGTCTGGCTGGTCGTCTCAATCGCCGTCGCCTGTCGCAACGCCCACGAGGTAATCCATGCCGCACGCCTCGTTGAAACTGACGCCCGGGGTCGATCAGAACAGGACGCCAGCCCTGAATGAGGCGGCGATTTCTGAGACGAACCTCGTGCGCTTCGTCCCGGACCGTCAGGGGCTTGGCTTGGTGCAGAAACTGGGCGGCTGGACAAAGTATTTTAGCAACCAGATCGGCTCGACGGTGCGCGCTCTCTGGGCGTGGGAGGACATCAACGCAAACTCGTGGCTTGGAGTCGGTGCCAACCAGACTTTGGCGGCCATTACTAATGGTGGTCTTAAGACGATTACGCCTCAAACCACCACGCGCGCCAGCGTCTCTGTCAATTTCAGCACTACAGCCGGAAGCAGTTCCGTAATTATCACGGACGCTGGCAGCGCGCTTGATGCATTTGACGTGATTGATCTGCGCACGCAGGTCAGTGTCGGTGGCCTCGTGCTGTTTGGTCTGTATCGCGTCACGCCGATTTCGGTAAATCAGTACGCCATTCAGGCCCGGAGCGCCCTTGGGACGCCCGCCTACGCGACATCCACTGTGGCGTCAGGCGGAGCGGTTCCGTCGTTTGCCTTCACCAGCGGATCTGCAATTGTTTCAATTACACTCGCCAACCATGGTCTTGCTGTTGGCGACACGTTCCCGGTTCTGGTCGAAACTAGAGCCGGAACGGTGTCGATGCTCGGAAACTACATCGTCCAGTCCTTGGACGGCGTGTCACCGGCCGACATTTTCACAGTCAACGCCTCCAGCGCAGCTACATCGACGCCGGTGCTCTCCACTAGCGGAAATGGCGCAGTCGCAACACTAACACTGGCGAGCACGTACACGGTCCCTGTCGGGAGCACGATTGTCGTCTCTGGCGTGACGCCGGCGGGCTATAACGGCACTTACACGGTTACCGCGTCTTCTCCGGGTAGCGTGTCTTACGCTAGCTCAGCCACCGGAGCGATGACCGTTGCCGGAACCGTCCGTGTCAGCGTTGCGCGAGAGAACGGCGGTAACGCCAACTTTGTTTACTATAACGGCGTCGGCCCCCTTCAGGCCAATTCCGGGTACGGCGTTGGTGGATACGGAGGCGGCGGTTACGGCTCCGGCATTCCGCCGACAGCCGGCTCCGGTACGCCCATCAGTAACATAGAAGACTGGTCGCTCGACAATTGGGGCGAGACCCTGATTGCCGCGCCTCTGGATGGCCCCATTTACGAATGGTCACCGTCCGCAAACAACCCCACGGCGACGATCATTCCGGAGGCCCCGCAGGTCAACGAAGGCTGCTTCGTTGCTATGCCGCAAAGGCAGATCATCGCGTATGGAAGCACCTTCAACGGCGTGAAAGATCCGCTTCTTATCCGCTGGTGCGATGTCTCTGACTACAATTCGTGGACGGCGCTGGTGACCAATCAGGCCGGAAGCTATCGCATTCCCAAGGGATCGAAGATCATTCAGGGGATTCAGGGGCCTCAGCAGGGCCTCCTCTGGACCGACCTTGCGGTGTGGGCGATGCAGTATGTCGGGCCGCCCTACGTTTACCAATTCAATGAGCTTGGCACGGGCTGCGGTCTGATTGGCAGGAAGGCCGCAGGATCAGTCAATGGCGTCGTGTATTGGATGGGGCAAAGCCAATTCTTCAGGCTGGCGGGGAACGGCGTAGAGCCCATCCGCTGCCCGATTTGGGACGTGATCTTTCAGGATCTCGACACGAACAACCTCAATAAGATCCGGATCGCGCCGAACTCGCGCTTCGGCGAGGTGTCATGGTTCTATCCGACCCGCTCGAACGGCGGCGAGGTGAGCCATTACGTAAAGTACAACTTCATTCTGGATCAGTGGGATTTCGGCGTTCTTGCGCGCACGGCGTGGATCAACGAAAGCGTTCTTGGGCCGCCGATTGGCGCTGCCCCGGACACCTANNATCTACCAGCATGAAACCTCGCCAGACGCTGATGGTCAGCCGATCAACGCGAGCTTCCAGACCGGCTACTTCGCCATGACGGAGGCGGACGTGAAAATGTTCGTTGACCAAATCTGGCCGGATATGAAGTGGGGCTACTACAACGGCACGCAGGGCGCGCAGGTTCGTCTGACTTTCTACGTGACCGATTATGCCGGGCAGACCCCGCTGACGTATGGCCCCTATACAATGACGCAGGCCACGCAGTTCATCACGCCTCGATTCAGGGGCAGGCTCGTGTCCATCAAGGTGGAAAGCAGCGACGTCGGGTCTTGGTGGCGAATTGGTAACATTCGTTACCGACTGCAACAGGACGGTAAATACTAATGGCCTCTCTCGATGACATCCTGACCACGCAGAAGAACGGCGTTGTCGCCATCAACAACATCTTTCAGGCTCTCGCGATCCTGAACCCGACCGCCACGTCTGCGACAGTCACGTCCTCCACGCTGGTGATCGCCGGTCGTGGTCGCTTGCTGTCCTTCTCTGTGGTTGTGGCGGGAACAGCCAACGGTACGATCTACAACTCAGGGACACCGACAGGCGGAAGCGCGTCGAACGCGCTGGTCGCGACCCCGACGACTGTCGGCGTCTACTCCGCCAATAT